ACTTTTGTTACAGGATTAAATGTATAGTTAATATATGCACCAAACATGCGTCCAGCTTGTTTTAGATATTCATTAAACAGTTCATAAGTTAACAATCCGGCGCTATATCCGCCACCTGCTCCTGCTTGTAGCAAATACAAATTAGTGTATGCCAGCGAGAATGGATCTAAATAGGTTCCACCTTGGGTCTCGCCCAACCCTCTCCGATAAATGCCGCGTACCTGTACAATTTCGTCAGGTAATGTATACTGATTGGTTTCATACAAAATATGTAGAAAATAATACGATTCTTCAGATGAGTTACCTGCACGTTGTCTGTAACGATCAAATGCAAGAGTCATTGCGTTTTCATAATGCTCTGGATCAAGTTCAATATCTACCATTCCGCCGCCCATCATAAGGCGCATTTGATCTATAATTTGTTGTCTTAAAGGTGTTGACATATTGGTTCCTATATGAAGTATTTAGTGTTTACTACCAGTCAACACGGTGTCATGTAATCGCTAAATAATTTAATTACATTATAAGGGTTATATTATGCCTCCTTTAAGTTTATGGCGCGGCCAAGCTGTTAGAACAAATGATTTCAAATTTTTTGATCGTGTAATTGCAGAAATGTATATGGTAGGAGGTACTGAATTTTATATACACAAGGCCATAGGAGTCTATACACAAAGTCCTGGCACAAATGACACACTAGAATTAGATTTAAGCACCTCTGGAGCCCCTGATCCAAGTACAACAATACAAGACGTGCTTAACATGGAAAATAGAGATCGAAAGTACGATCCAAATGTTTATAGTATGAGAGGTCACTACCAATTAGGCGATACTGAATTTGATCTGCGACAGTTTGGATTATTTCTCAGCAACGATACTATATTCATTACCTTTCATCTAAATAAGATGCTCGATATGATAGGTCGTAAATTAATGAGCGGAGATGTTATAGAAATACTTCACCAAAGAGACGATTCAGTATTAGGATCAGATGTTGCTATTAATAGATACTATGTGATAGAAGAAGGTACCAAACCTGCAGAAGGATATAGTCCAACATGGTGGCCGCATTTATGGCGTGTTAAATGCAACCCAATGACAGACAGTACGGAATTTAGAGACATTATGAGCGCACCAATACTAGATGCCAGTGGCGATCCAGTACCAGCGCTAGATGGCAACGGTGGATTTGCAACAGTAGGTGATGCCTTGAGCACGCGAGATGCTGAAAACAAAATAAGCGACGCCATAGCCGCCGCCGCACAACAAGAAGTGCCGTTTTATTATTTCCAAACGCAACATTGGTACATTTTACCTGGACAAGATGCTAACCAGGTTGGTAGCCCCATTATCGGAGACAATGATATTTGGACAGGCGACGGTATCCCACCAAATGGCAGCAAACCTGTTGCAATGGGAACCTCTTGGCCTGCTACTCCATTAAATGGTGACTACTTCTTGAGAACAGATTGGGCACCAGCACAACTATTCCAATATAAAAATAACATATGGTATAGAATACAAACTGACTTCCGTAATCAATGGCTGCCTGCTAGTGATGGGCTAGTAAGCTTTATAAATAATAAGACAATAACAACATTACAAAACGGAACACAATTACCTGAGCAACAAAATTTACGATATGTTGTCAAACCTAAACTTGATCCAGACATCCTGTAAGGAGATATTCACATGGGCTTTGAATTTGATTTTACACTTGAGAACCTAGCAGCCTGCATACCAAATCCAAACATTGAAGAATGGTATCAGCCAATTTGCGATGTATTACCAGATTATCAAATTACATCGGTGCTTCGCGTTGCAGCTTGGTTAGCACAAATGGGTCACGAAAGCGGTGACTTTCGTGAGATTGAAGAAAATTTAAATTATGGTGCCAAAGGTTTACGTAGTGTTTTTCCGCACTACTTCCCATCTGATGCAATGGCACTAGAATATCAACGACAACCGCAAAAAATTGCCGACCGAGTATATGGTGGTAGAATGGGCAACGGTCCAGAAGAAACTGGCGATGGATGGAAATATCACGGTCGAGGCCTAGTACAAATTACAGGTAAGGAGAATTATACTCATTGCTCAAATGCCTTGTATGGAGATACTCGTTTGATAGATAATCCAGAATTATTGTTAGAGCAAGATGGTGCAATACGAAGCGCATGTTGGTATTGGAACAGCCGAAATCTTAATGAATACGCAGATAATCGCGATATGATGACAATTACACGCAGAATTAACGGTGGTACAATAGGTCTCGAAAACCGAGTAGAACGATATCATAGAGCATTACAAATACTTGCGGCGCAGTAATTATAAGCTGGTACCAATGCTGCGGTAAATATACTAAAGAAGGTTTTATTTTATGCAATATTGGTTCTCCGCTCAAATACGACAGTATCGATTACAGTTTATCAGAGCATTTAGTGGGTTTTCTGTTAAAACTGGTCGCGGAGGACCTAATAACACAGAAGAGTTGTTAAAAGTACCATGTCGGTATGGCGATCCTTCTCGAGTAGCCGCCACGGTAGTACGAGGTAATAGTGAGAACAAGGTACTAACAGTACCGTTCATTACCTGTTATATTAGCAGTCTTGTTATGGATGCCAGTCGTAGACAAGACCCGTCATATTCGAGATCTGTGCAGGTAAACGAACGTTTATATGACCAGCAGGCTCAACAATATACTAACCAAGTTGGCAATAGATATACAGTTGATATGTACATGCCTGTTCCATACGATGTGACTATGCAAGTTGATATATGGACCAACAACGAAGATATTAAAGAACAGTTACTTGAACAAATAATGGTGTTGTATAATCCAACACTGAATATACAAACATCGAACAATCCAATAGATTGGACAGTGTTATCTTATATAGAAATGCAACAGAATATCAATTGGAGCTCAAGAAGTATACCAATTGGCACCGATAATCCAATCGACGTTGCAACTATTCAGTTTAAATTTCCAATATGGATCAATCCACCTGCTAAAGTCAAAAAACAGGTTCTAATTGAGGAAATTATCACTAACATTATAGAAGGTTCAAAATCTCCAAATGCAATGGAATGGACTGAGTACGAGTTCTTAGCTCGTACCATAACAACTCCGGGTGAGGCTATCATTCGGGTTACAGGAGTTAACCCTACAACATACGCATTGAGTTTATGCGGAGACAGTGGATCTCCAGCAGACCCTACACATAGTCCAACTGTAACATTTGCTGCGCCGTATCCAGAACCTTTTGTGGGAATGGTATTTCTATGGAATGAAATACAAATCACTATATCACACACTGAAATATCAGACGTTGTAGCAGATATAAAAAGTTTTCTCAGTGGCACCAAGCTAAATTGTACAGTTTATAACATTAACAGCATGCAATTCATTAACACAACTGGCGGTAACAACACATTTGCAGATGTTGTGCCAGGATCGTTAGCAGCGTTAGGTTTAACCGCAACAACTTACCCAGGAGGCAACCTAGCGTGGTGGAAACTTTTGCAACTATACGGCACAATTAAACCTTATAGCCAATATGGTGCAAATGCTAGTCAAATACGACTTAAGACAGTTGACGATTTAACTCAAACTAATTCCGATCTAGTAGGTTGGATTGAAATACATCCTACAGATCAAAATATCCTTTATTGGATAGCAGATTCAGAAAGTTTTCCGTCATCAACATTACCACCAATTAATGCAATTATAGATCCAACTACGAGTGGCCCAGGTATAAATTTGCCGGCGGCAGCAGATAATCAAAGTTATTTGTTAACGGAAAGTTTACCTATAACTAGTCAGTCATGGGGCAATTTTAACCTAGAGTTGTCTGCACCTATAACAACTCAACAAGGTAAATGGTACGAAAATCAAACAACTATACAATTAAGTGCAAATAATCAAACTATACGATCAGGACAACTTGTAACTAGTAGTAGTAATGGTATACCAAATGGAACAATTGTTTTAGATGTTGTTAATACAACACTTAACATAGTCAATCAGAATGACCCGCTGCAAAGTAATTTAACTGCAACCAGTAGCAATTATTCAACTGTTAATTTTTATTCTAGATCAACTGCTAACGATATTGTAACATTTGATGGCAACAATTGGATAGTTACTTTTAACTCATTAACTAATGGTAATACATCGCAACGTGTGTTGAATCTTAATTCAAATCGCATGTATGTTTGGAACGACGGTTTTTGGTCACCAGTAGTTGACACTGAATATAAACCAGGTTTTTGGACAATAGCCCTATGATTACAACAAATATAAAAAATCTGTTTGAGATAGAAAATTCAGTTGATATGGATACCTTTAGTAAGGTTTTTACCAAAGATATACGGAAAACTATCGAAACTATTAGAAAGTATGGGTTTGATATAAGGGTAGTAGGAGGAGCTGTTCGAGATTTTTTACTTGGAAAATTACCAAGGGATGTTGACTTTGCTACCGATGCAGAGCCAGCAGAATTAATTTTTATTTTCGATTTGGAAGGTATTGATTATGATGCCAAAGGCATACAACACGGAACAATAAAAGCCGTGTTTGGCAACGAAAAAATAGATGTCACTAGTATTAGTTACAAGATGACGGTAGTTAATAGTAAGATTAAAATTGATAGAACCGATAGCTGGAAATTTGATAGCTTTAGACGAGATTTAACTATCAACAGTATGAGTGTTGATATGGATGGCAATCTATATGATTATCAAAATGGACAAGCAGATTTGGCTCGCAGTTTGATAAAGTATTGTCCAAATGCTCAAGAAAAAATTGATAATGATCCATTTACAATACTAAGATGGTTTAAGGCACTTGCTTATTTTGATCAACCTAAATGGATAAACAACGACAAAGAGTTGAATCAACGTAATGCAGACAAGATAACTGCTGTAAAAGACGAAGAGAGAACCAAATTATTATTGTCAAGTCTATTATCAGCAAAAAATTCTAAAAAGATTTTCAGTATGATGTGCAACATAGGTGTGGCACAACCATTAGGTATTAATTGCAACATTTAACTGCTGTGTGATATAATTGATCTATCATGGATCAATCATCTCGCGACCTAATTATTGGAGCCTACACTAACTATAACTGGGATCAAATCAAATATTGGGCAAATAGTATAGATCGCTGCGGATTTACAGGCGACAAAGCAATGATCGTTTATAATAGTGACAAAGTAACGGTTCAACGCTTGTTAGACTTGGGATTTAAAGTATGGGCGTTTAATACAGACCCAAATACCGGGAACTATTATTGGTCTCAAGATTTAGTCATTGTGGTTCAACGGTTTTATCATCTTTGGTACTATTTGGATCAACTTCCTGCAAATTCTTACAGATACGTAATATCAACAGATGTAAAAGATGTGGTATTTCAAACAAATCCCAGCGAATGGCTTGAGCAAAATATAGGAAACAATAGTATTGTTGCTAGCTGCGAAAGTCTTTGTTATAAAGACGAACCGTGGGGATCAGATAACA